CGGCAAGCAGCGCAGTGCGCGACCGGCCCGCAAGGGTTGCGCCGGTACGGCTCCATTCCCGGCGGCCGCTGTAGCTTTCCATGACGGCCGTCCAGACGTAGCCGTTGAGGTTGATCTCAATCAGGCGCGGCCCGGCCGCCGTCGGCTTGAGCAGCGCGAGCTGCGCGCTGTCGGCCAGCTCGATGTCGTAGCTGCTGCCCCACGCATCGACGCTGGAGGAAATGGAGATGCTCTCCACCTGGATCGGGGTGCGGTCCGGCAAGCGGACCACGGAGACACTGTTGATCACGACGTATGTCCTTCGTTGCGGGCGGACCAGGTAGCAGGCGGTCACGCCGAGATTCAGGGGAGCGAGGCCGGGGACGCCGACGATGGCGCAACCGAGGTTGAGCCCGATGAGGTTGCCAGGCGGGAAGGTCGGCTTCGGCTCCGGCTCCGGGCCGGGCGGCTTGGGCGGCCGCACGAGCCAGGGAACAGGCTTGGCCGGTCGCCACGGCAAATGCACCTCCCAGCGACTGCTGCCCGGACGGCCCCAAGGCAGGCGTCTACCCTCCGCTATTCGCGGAAGCTGAGCACGCCAGTCGAGGTGCACAGCTTGCCCTCCCCTCCCACCGCTTGCCCACGGGAAAAGTGCACTCTCGCGGACGCCCACTAAGGCTGAGCGCCACTTGAGCGTCCCAGCAGTTCGGGCGAGCGGCAATGCCCCCCAGCGCAAAGTCACTCCATTAACTATGCGTGGCAATGCCTGTCGCCAGCGCAGGTCGCGGCCTGCCTTCAGCAGCGGCGACAGACCCCACATAAGGTGGGTCTGCCGCTCCATCGACGGCGCCGTGCCCCAAGCAGTGGCCGTTAACCTGGTAAGCGCCGACGCGTATCCCCAGTTCGCGACCGAGGAAATGCGGACCACGCCCGCATCACTCCAGTGAATTGCCGCCGCTGTCCGGATAGTCGCCGGTACCGGCTCTGGCCCCGGACCAGCATCCCAATCGACGCCCAGATTGAGGGTCAGGTACCGTGCATCGCCGCCATACGACGGCCCGAGGTTCAACGGAAGCGTGAGCGATAGAGGATTGGACATCAGGGCTCAATGTATGGCACGACCCAATCTTGGATCGCAGCATTCACAGTGGCGAGTCCGTCGACTCCGATCACCATGTACTTGAAGGAAGGCGAAAGGCCGCGAACTTGCCAAGAGCCGTCTGGAGCACTGAGGGTGGAGGCAACCATAGTCATGGTGCTGCGCTCAAGGATCAGAACGCGCCCCTGGAAGGGAACGTTCATTCGGCGGAGCAGACCATCCGGCCCATCACCGATAGCGGGCTGACCACCCATCATTCCGAGTCCAGCAAACACAGTCGAACGCGCGACTCCAAGTCTGAACCCATGGGCGTTCAATGGTGCCACCCCTTTTCCATTCGGATAAGCAAGCAACCTAGCGCACCGCTCGCCGATGCGACATCCATTCGTCGGCTAAATCGACAGACCAAAATCTTCTCTCCTTCAAAGCCCTCGATTCCCTCAAGAATCGCACCATCACTCATATCCAAGACCTGCAGCGCCCCGACAGCACCCGGAAGCTCGCCCCTGGGTGAGTACGCATCTGCTAAAAACATTACCGGCTCATAAAGCAGGCCAAGGTTGACCGGGCTCGGATACACCCCGCCACCACTGCCGCCATAGGTCAGCCGTAGTATTTGACCAAAATGGGCGCAAAGTACGCTTCCAACAGCACCAGAGTGGCTGCGTGCAACATGCAGACCGCCGGTGGCTGAACTTGCACTACTGGCATAACTTCCAGCCGTCATTAGAAGGTAGGGAGATGTAGTAGTCCCACCAGTCCAAGCGCTTACGCCCGGCTCGCTGATCACGAAGCCATGCATGTCGCCTGGCTTGTAACTGAGCGCATCTCCGGCGAACCAAGGATAGAAAATCCCTGTCCCCGCCGTGTCAATGAACAGGTAGATAAACAGTTCGTTCGCAACAATCCGCCAGCGCCTAGTAACAGCGCCCAAGGTCACGGACTTGGGTATAAGGGAGCCATCGACCGACACCGCCTTGGCTGGCACTAAGTTCACGCCCTCATCAGGCGATGACATCGACTCAAAACCCCGCGCCCAAGCGTGTCGAGCGTTTCCCACTACGCCACTGTCGTCAATCCGCAGGCGGTAGCCACTGCCGGTTACCGGATTAACGCGAAAAGCTCGAACGTTTGAAGCCGTGAACTCGCGCGTCCAGCCTGCCGGCGCCTTTGCATCAGCGCCTACGCCATAACCATCCACAAGCACAGCATCGAGCAGCGCCGCCAGACTGCCCACCGTGCCAGTGAGCTGCGGTGCACCGGCGTCGGTGCTGTTGTAGACCGTTGGGATCAAACTCATCTGGCTTACTCTCCTGCGATGTTGCCAATGACTTGGAAGCGGGTGGAATCCGTTATGCCCTGTGGCGCGCCCGGAAGGGTCGTGCGAACCATCCAGACCGGGGCCAAACCGCCGATGGTGTTGAAGCGGACAACGTTGTTGGTAGCCCAGCCCGTGCCCCACCCTTGGCGACGAAGGGTGAAATACGGCTGCCCGGTTCGCGGGTTGATGGGGGACAAGTCGGTCGTGGTATTGCCACTGGCAATGATGCCGACGGTTTCACCGATGACCTCGTACTGGGTGGCAGTCGTGAATCGCACCGCCCAGCGCTCGGTGATCGCGTCAGCGTTGCTCACCAGCAGCGGATAGTCGGTTTCGTTGTACGTGGCCGGTGCCGTGCTTCCGATCAGCTGGTCACTCCAGACGTTCGTCCATGCCGCCTGGTCGAACAGGTTCTGGACCCGGGCCTGCAGGTCCAGCGAGCCATTGGCTTCACCCAAGCGCAGGGCGGTACTGATCAGCGCTTCGCCAACGGGGAAGTCATGGGTCAGGCTGGTGTTGATCTCGATCTCGCCGGTGATCTGCGGCTGCACAACCAAGCGCCGATCCTCGACGCGCTCCCGAATCACGACCGGGAGCGTGTATGCCGAGAGATTCAGCGGGTTGCTGAAGGTGAGCGAGCCGGCCTCGGTGTTAGCCGTGTACCAGGCGCTGTCGACCGGAATACCAGTCGCGTCCCGCACCTCCACAGCGGCCTGCCGCCCGCGCCCGAACGTCACGACCTGGCCCGCTGCCGGTGCCGCGATCGAATGGTTGGCGGTGTGATGGATAAGCACTGTCTGGCCCGGCTTAAACGCAGGCACGCGGCCATCGCTGGGCAGGCGGACAGACTCCAAGCCGATCACGACCGCCGACAGAGGGATTGATCGAAACACCACGGCGCCGATATAGATGGATCCGGGCAGCACCAATGTCGGCTTCCAGACCTGATTGCCAACCACGGTGCCGGGGTCATACCACGGCTCCCCTTCATTTCCAGCCGCCAGGACCATTTGACCGAACTGGACCTTGACCACACCGGTCTCCCAGTCAACGGTGCCGCGCACCATCGAACTGGCGAGGTTGCCGTTGATATCTGCCGCCGCACTGAGCTGGATGCCGTCAAGCGTGACCGCACGCAGGGTGAAGTTCCCGGGCCGCAGCGGGGAGCCCGGCGTGCGAAAGAACACCACGGCCGCGCCGGGGTCTGCGATACGGGTGAGCAGCGACTGGATCTGGACGGTATTGTTACCGCCGGGCAGCCACTGAGTCAGGTTGGCGGCGCCGGCGGCGTAGTCGATCGACCCCGCGTAGACCCCCGCTCCCGAGACGGGATCGATCGAGTGGTACAGGCCGCCGTTGCGATCAACGTAGGTCCGGCCCTTGAAGGAGAACCGGACGCTGCCCGGAACGATGGAGTCGCTGATGGTTGGGGTCAGCAGCAGCTGCAGCGGCGGCAGTGCGAGCGACTCATTGGATGAAGCCTGCGCCGCACCAGCAACCATCCAGCCCATGGACAGCAACGTGCCCGCTGAGAACTTGGCCTCCACATCCTGCCGCACATAGCCGCTGACCTTCCAGCGCCCGTCCACTCGCGCATAGGTCGGGATGGAAACCTGGTGGACCGTGAACCGCCCAGCCTGCAGGTTGACGGCGCCGGTGGTGTAGTTGATCGAACCAAGGACGGCCGAGGCCGCCTGTCCGCCCACGGACAGGGCGACGATATTGCCGGCGCCGTCGTCCTTCGCGAGTACACGCATCGTGTGGGGCGTGCTCGGCATGCCGTCGGATCCGGCATCCACCGAAATGGACCAGTCCAGTGCCAGGGAGCCAGCCCGAACGGGGCCGTTGGGCACCAAGAAGGCAACCACACCGGCCCCGTCGGGCACTGGCTGCACCGTCCCGCTCAGAGCCTGCCCGTACTCATAGACGCAAGCCAGCCTGCTGTCGGCATCAGGCAGCGCCACCGGCCGAATCATCACCTCGCCGGTCGTGTAAGAGATCGAACCGCGAACAACTCCACCAATCAGCAAGCTGCCCGCGCCGTTATCGGCCACCGCTACATCGGCTCCACTGACTCGCAGGGTGAAGGCAGCGGTGCCGGGCACCACGCCGGCCTGGCCGAGCATGAAGTGCAGGGCCGGCGGCGCGATCGCAATGTCGCCAGTGCGAGCCTCTGCCAGCACCGGGGTGCCCCAGCTGACGATCACGCTGCTGGTGAGATCGGGGAGCGCGCCAGCGGTCAGCACAACCGCGCCGGTTGCGTAATTGACTGTACCGCTGCCCTGCCCCGGCTTGCCCGTCAGCTGCCCGCGCCCGTTGTCGCTCAGGCGGATCCACTTACCGAGTGCCCGGTAGTCAACCACCACTGTGCCAGGTGCGGGCAATGGCCCGATCTGGAATAGCCAGTTGTAACCCTGGTTGTTCTGGGTGACCGCAATCTCATCAGTGAAACCCTGCTCGATGATGGCACCAGCCGGCGTTGCCGTTACGGTGACCGCCGTCGAACCAACGCCGTTTGCGTTTGCCAGAGCGACCGAGCCCGCGAGATAGTCCACCGAGCCAGACCAGGGTGAGGACACGGTGGAGACCAACCCACCATTGCCGTTGTCCGTCAGCTCGACGCTGCCGGCCAACACCTTGATCGTGCCGACTGCCAGTGGGTTTCCAAGGAACCGTGCGGCGGGCACGCCCGCCGGGAAGGCGCTGGAGAACGAAAGGCCCAACGACCCAGGCGGGCCGGATGGCACGTAGCTGATCGTGCCCAAACCGGCCAGCACATCGCTGACGGCCGTCTCAGCGGTCGAGGTGGGCACGATGGTCACGTATGGAGTATCGACCTGCACAGACAGATCGCCGGGCTTGGCGGCAGCGGTGAGCCGCTTGACGCTGTGGTAGCTGGTCGCCTCGACCACGTTGGTGTCATAAATCCGGGTGGGCGGCTTGACACTCGTGAAGCGAGAGACCTCCTGACCGTAGAAATCAAAGATCAGCGCATTGACCGTCTCGATGACGATCACGTCGCGCTCGAAGGCGCCGCTGTCGTCATAGAAGGTTCGCGTGGTCCGCGACAGAATGCCCTTCACTCGGATGTACTGCTCGTTCGGGGTGTACCCCGAGCCGTTGGTGGTGAGGCACAGGTTGTCGTTGATGTCCGGGCTGGGCGCGTCCTTCATGCAGTAGAACTGCACGGTCATCTGCCCGGTGAAATGGTTGCTCAGCAGGATGTAGCGGGACTCGACGCCACGGGTGATGTAGCTCTCGACGCGATTTCGGGCATCCGCCCGCACGTCGCTGTAGCTACCGGTGGCGAACATGCTGACCTGGACGCGCGGGTCCGACGGCGGGTCCACCAGCACACCGATCGCATCTTTGAGGACGTCGGTGGTCGGGGTGTCCACGTGCACGAACAGCTTGCGCAGGGTGGCGCGGCCCGTGGTGCGCTCTTCATCACCGATATCGGGGAACAGGTTGTTCATCTGCCCGTCCACAATCTCGGCCTGCACCATCCGCCCGCCGCCATCCGGGTTGTCGGTCAGGCGCTGGGACTGGCGCATCTTGATGTCTGTTGCGGAGATCGTCATCGGTTACACCGTCATGAGTCGAAGGGTGATGGAGAAGTAGTCGCCGTCCAGCGCGGGGACGGCATAGCGAATCGGATCGGCCTCGATGGCAGGGCCATCGGTGCGACGCCATGCCACCGGGAACGAGCGGTCGCCGCCGTTGTGGGCAGGCATCAGCAGGGACAGCGGCGAGGTGCGCGGCTGTTCCTCGCTGGCCTGCAGGGCGCGCAGAACGGCCAAGGTCACCGGGGCGATGTAGGCAGCGCCCTCGCGCTGGGTCTGTAGCGTGATCGGCCGGCCAGCCTGGAGCGCCGATTCCTGCACGATGCGGGCACCAGTCAAACTGGTCTTTACCGCCTGACCCACCCGCCAGCCGGTGAACTCATCCGTCCATTGCAGGTCGGCCGGCAGTTCAATGCCCGCCAGCAAGATGCGGCTCATCGGTTACCCCCTGCGCGCACGGAAACACTCCGGCTGCGCGAAATCTTCTGCAGCACCAACGGCGCCACCAGCGCTGCCAACTGCTCGGCCTGCGCCCGGGCCTCCGCGCTGGCACTGGCCTCCACGCTCTTGCTGGGCGCGCGCCAGTCGATCACCAGGATCTCCTGCCCCTTGTTGTCACCAACACGTTTGGCGTCTGCCGCGGCTTGGGCCTCAGCTTCTGCCTCAGCAGCGCGCAAGCGCTCTTCCGTTGCGCGCCTGGCCGCCTGGTCGCGCTCCAGCCTTTTGCTTTCGATCTGGTTTTCGATCTGAAGAACGCCCTCCAGCTCGCCCGGCCCGACAAGATCGAATCGCTCCGACAGTTCCTTTCGTTTTCCTGAAAGGTCATCAAATGCCTGGAGCGTTCCATTCAGTTCGTCCTTGTACGCCTGCAGCTTGCGGCGCTGGTCATAGAGCCCATTCCAGATGTTCGCGAACTGCTGGAGCGAATTCGGCCCACCAAGCGTTCCCAGCAGCTCCCACGTCTTCTCGGACACCTCACCCATCGACAGTGAGAAGCCGTGGGCGGCGGACGCCCCCTGTGCAAGGCTGCTGGCTGCGCTGCCGCCGGCGGCAGCCACGGCCTCGGTGGCTGCCGCTGCGCCCTGTGCCGACGCTGCAACGCCGTCCAGCTCTTTGGCGGCACCGGCCGCACCATCGGCGACCTTGCGCGTCGCC